TCCCTAATGAGAATCCGGGCCAAACCGTTCAGACTGGAAACGTCAGCGATGAAGACCCGAACTATTACACCGACTACCCGAACATCTACGATCGACAACTCTCGTTCGATGTCCCGTCGTACATCCGTGAGGCGGCGCGACGCGGCCTCGACTACTACGGTCAGGGCCTCGGTGGTGACGGTCTTGTGGCGCGAACTATTCGCGAAGCCCGCGACATGGCTGCGGGAAGAATCAGCGAGGACAAGGTCATTCGTGCGAACGCTTGGGGAGCAAGACACCTGGTAGACCTTGAGGCTCCGCAGAACAGCGACGCCGACAACGATCAGTTCCCCGGTGCGGGTGCGGTCGCGTTCTACTTGTGGGGCATCAACCCGCTCGATCCGGGTCCTGCGATGCAGTGGTTTGAGCGGCAGGCGGAACGAGTCCGCGAAGAGGAAGGCCGCCTCGGCTACCTCGTCACGTTGGCTCGCTTGTCAAGACTGTTCGTGGACAAGTAATCTCCGCTTAGGACTAGCATTGTCTGCCATGACCGAGAAAATCGAGACCCGCCGACTCACCGTCAACGACTTCGAGTTGCGCGAAGGTCCCGCAGGTGACGGCATGTCATTCAGCGGCTATGCCGCCGTGTTTAACTCCGATTCGGAGCCGCTGCCGTTTATCGAGAGAATCCTTCCCGGCGCGTTCCGCAAATCGTTGAAGTCACGCAACAACGTGCGAATGTACCTCAACCACGATTCGACGATGCTTCTTGCGACGACTCGCGCCAAGACGCTGCGACTGATGGAAGATGAACGCGGCTTGAAAGTCGAAGCCGATCTGCCCGACACGACTGTCGGCCGTGACCTATCCACGCTCATCAAACGCGGCGACGTCGACTCGATGTCGTTCGGGTTCTCGGTGCCTCGCGGCGGAGACAAGTTCTCCGATGATGGCATGGTTCGCGAACTTAAAGAAGTCAAGCTTTACGAAGTCTCCGTCGTCACCGGCTTCCCCGCGTATGCCGCAACCTCCGCGTCGGTTCGCAGTCTGGACAAACTTGCCCAGCGCACAGCGATGGACGTGGACAAACTGGCCGAGGCGATCACCGTTCTCGAAGCCGGGTCGGAACTGTCTGACGAGCAGGCGTCGCTTCTCGATGAAGCGGTCGCCAAACTTCGTAAGCAGCCGGAGCAGGTGCCTGCTTCGATTCTTGCGAAGCAACTTGAACTTCAGAAGTACGCCGTCTAGACTCGTCGCACACGTCGATGTGCGGAGCCGCTGCGATGATGCCAGTTGAGGAGCCTCGCTGGGCGCGATAAAAAATCCCTGCGTGTCCAACAACTACGTCCTGAAAGGACACTGACATCATGAAGGAATACATCGAGCGTCAGGTCGAGCAGCGTCAGCGTGCTTGGGAAGCGGCCAAGGCCCTTCTCGACAAGGCTGCCTCTGAAAAGCGCGACCTCACCGCAGAAGAAGAGGCGTCATACCAGAAGATGAACGCCGACCTCAACGAGCGTGCTGCTCGCATCGAGGCCCTCAAGGCCGATGCCGAGCGCGAAGCCAAGATCGAAGCGGCAACCCGCGAGATCGCCGGCCAAGTGCGCCCGACCCAGAAGGCCGTCACCAGCGACGCGGACATCGTCCGTTCGATGGCTCGTGGCGAGACCCGTTCATTCACCTTCGAGACTCGCGACGTCGTCAAGACGTCGACCGGAGCCCCGGTGCCCACGTCGTTCTATGACCAGGTCATCTTGCAGGCGCGTCTCGTCGGCCCGATGCTGGACACCTCCACGGTGCTTCGCACGGCTGGTGGCGAGAACCTCCAGATCCCGTCGCAGAACACCTGGTCGACCGGCACCATCACTGGTGAAGGCACCGCCATCGGCGAAAGTGATCCCTCCTTTAATCAGTTCGTGACTTTGGGTGCATATAAATATTCGTTCCTGGTGCAGCTGTCGCGTGAACTGATTGAGGACTCGGGCGTGGACATCCTCGCCTTCCTCGCGACCCAGACTGGCAACGCCATCGGCTACGCCGTGAACGCAGACCTCACCACCGGCAACGGCACGAACAAGCCCAAGGGCATCGTGGCCGCCGCCGGTTCGGGCGTGCTCGGCACGACCTCCGGTGGTCTGTTCACCGCAGACAACCTCATCGACCTGGCGTACAGCCTTGACGGCGCGGCGCGTCGTCTGCCTGGCGTCGGCTGGATGATGAACACGGCCTCCCTCGGCGCGGTCCGCAAGTTGAAGGACACCGCTGGTTACTACATCTTCAGCCCCGCGCTGGCAGATGGCAACGACCAGCTCCTCAACTTCCCGGTGTTCGAGAACCCGGCGATGGCCTCGCAGGCGTCGGCAGCGAAGTCGGTGATATTCGGACACCTCCCGAGCTACTACGTCCGTCAAGCCGGCGGCCTCCGTCTCGATCGCAGCGACGACTACGCGTTCAACGCGGACCTCGTCACCTTCCGCGCCACGATGCGCGTGGACGGCAACCTGCCGCAGACGAGCCACGTCAAGTACTTCATCAACAACAGCTGATAAAGCCGAGTCGGTGAAGTGCCCTGACGGGCACACAACTGTCGAAGCGGGTCGCACGAAACACGCAGGGTCGTGCGGCCCGCCTAGACTTTCAATGAATCAACCTGCGATTGGAGGACTGCGTGAATGAAGGTCATCATCAAGGACGTGCCGGTGGACTTGCCGGAGCCGACGGCGATCCTGCTCTTGCAGCGGGGCGTGGCTCACTTGTACGAGGAGTCAGTCGTCGATCCCCGGACGCAGTTAGAGCCCTCTGGTTCTCGAACGCGCCGTGGGCGGGAACGGGCTACGGTCAACAAACCGAGCAAGCGGTCAAGCGGCTCATCAAAGAAGGGCACGAAGTCGCGATCCACGCAATCTACGGGCTCGAAGGCTCGACGTCGAACTGGAACGGCATCAAGATCTACCCGCGGGGCGTAGCCCCGTACAGCGACGATGTGGTCGTCGCGCACTGGATGGAGTGGACGCAGTCGACCACGCTCCCGAAACTCATCATCACGTTGTTTGACGTGTGGGTGTTGAAGGCCCCGAATCTTGAGAAGGTTCCGAACATCGCGTCTTGGGTTCCGATTGACCATTCGCCGTGCCCTCCAGACGTGGTTGCGTGGTGTCAGAAGCCGAACGTGATGCCGATTGCGATGAGCAAGTTCGGCGTCAAGATGCTCGAGCAGCAAGGCATCCGCAGCATCTACGTTCCGCATGCCATCGAGTCGGATTACAAACCGGTCAAGCACGTCAAGGACAACGACGGTCGCAACATCGGTGGCCGGGAAATCATGGGGTTCAAGGACGACGATTTCGTCGTCATGATGACCGCCGCCAACAAGGGCGTCTACCCTCCGCGCAAGGCGTTCGCCGAGAACTTCATGGCGTTCGCCATGTTCGCCCAGAAGCACCCGGATGCGGTGCTCTACATGCACACCGAGGAGACCGGGTCGATGGGAGGCATCGACCTCAAGACCTTGGCTCAGGCGTGCGGTATTGCCCCAGAACGCGTCAAATACGCCGACCCGTACCTTTACCGCATGGGGCTACCCAAGCATGCAATGGCGGCCCTCTACAGCGCGGCAGACGTGCTTCTGGCTGCGAGCATGGGCGAAGGGTTCGGCATCCCCGTGATTGAGGCCCAAGCCTGCGGCACCCCGGTCATCGTCTCGAACTTCACTGCCCAGCCGGAGCTCGTCGGTGACGGCTGGATTGTGGACGGGCAACCGTTCTGGGATGCAGCCCAGAAGTCGTGGTTCTTGACCCCGTCCGTGCCTGCAATCATCAACGCTCTTGAGGAGGCGTACAAGCGCGGGCATGGCACGTCGCAGAAGGCGGTCGAGTTCGCCAAGCAGTACGAGGCCGACGCGGTCTACGAGTCGCATTGGAAGCCTGCGATGAAGGAGATCGCGGAATGGTGCCGATCGTCCCAGTCGTAGTCGTGCCGGTGCTCACCGAGCACTTCCGCATCGACCAGTTGATGACGTCGTTCGTCGGCCGTATCCGTGACCTCATCGTCATTGACAATGGTCCGTGCGATTGGCGTCCTCGCGAGGATTGGGCGGAGCGGGTGTGGCATTTGCGGATGCCGTCGAATCTGGGTGTGGCGGCATCTTGGAATCTTGGTATCAAAGTGACACCACATTCCGCCGGGTGGATGATCGTCAACCATGACGTGTCGTTCGGGTTGAACGGTGTCGCCGATTTCTTCGCACGATGCTCGCCATCAAATCTGGTTCTGGGTGGCAAGCCGCCGTGGGCGTGCTTCTGGCTCGGGTCGGATGTCGTGAAGAAAGTCGGGTTGTTCCACGAAGGGTTTCATCCTGCGTATTTTGAGGACAACGACTACGAGATCAGGGTGCAGCGCAAAGGCTGCGAGATCGTGCGGTCGACGGCCGCAATCAACCATCGGAACTCGTCGACTCTTCATTCGTCGGAGAAGTTCCAGCGTCGCAACCAGGCGACGTTTGATGCGAACCGCAGGTTGTTCGAGGAACGCATGACTCAGGATTTGCCGTTGGATTGGGATTTGTCTCGGCGTCTGGAGTTGGGATGGGATTGAAGCTGGTGGTGGTGTGTCCTGGCGGGGCGGTGACTGGCGGCCCGGAGGCGATGCATCAGTTGGTGTCGACCGCGAACCGTATGGAGCGAAACTCGGCGGCGATTCTGTATTGGCCGTTCAACCGGGAGCATGCGACGCCGGAGCCGTATGTCCGTTATGTGGTGCCGAAGATTGGCCGCGACCAGGTGCCGGAAGATGCAGTCGTCGTCTTGCCGGAGATTTGGCCGGACATGGCGCACACGTTCAGGAACCGTTGTGCGTTGTGGTGGTTGAGCGTCGACAACTTCGGCACGCACGGTCAACACAACCTCGAGCGCATCTCGCTGCATCTCTGCCAATCGGAGTACGCATGGCAGTTCACCGAAGGATTGGGTGAGCGGATGATGCTGACGGATTGGGTGGAGGTGCCGGAGGTTGATGTGGAGCGGGCCGATCAGGTGGTGGTGAACCCGGCGAAGGATGCGGGGCTTCTGGAAGGATTCTTGGCCGCAGGGAAGTTTGACATTGTGGCGTTGCGCGGGTTTGACCGTGTGGGTGTGGCTCGGGTGTTGCGGGGTTCTCGGGTGTACGTCGATTTCGGTCATCATCCTGGTCGTGACCGTCTGCCTCGCGAGGCGGCTCTTGCCGGGTGCATCGTGTTCTCGACGAAGCGTGGCGCGGCGAAGTACGACAAGGACATGCCTCTGCCTGACTGGTACAAGTTCGACCGGCTGGAGGAAGTGTTGGAGAACGTGGCGTCGGTGGTGTCTGCTCGCACGACGGCGTTCGATCAGCAGACGAAGTATCGGGCGTGGGTCGCCGAGAACAAGTCGTGGTTCGAGTCCGAGGTGAGGTCTCTGCTCGCTCGGGTTGAGTAGAATCAACCCGTCATGGCAATCACCAACGGCTACTGCACGCTCGCCGAAATAAAATCGGCTCTCCGCATCGGCACGGCCGACACGGCCGACGACGGTCTGCTGGAGAACTGCGTCGGAGCCGCATCGCGTCTGATTGACGGCTACTGCAACCGCCAGTTCTGGGCGGTATCTTCGGCGACGCCGCGAGTCTTTCAGGCGAACACCGAGTTCGTCTGCGACGTGGACGACTTCTACACCACGACCGGCTTCGTACTCAAGACATCGTCGTTCGCCGACGGCAACTTCGACACCACCTGGTCATCCAGCGACTACCAACTCGAACCGCTCAACGGTGTGCTCGACGGACTCACTTGGTCATACGACAAGATGCGTGCCGTCGGCAACTATCTCTTCCCGACCGTGAACGCCAACTACGGCGAACAAGCATTGGTGCAAGTGACCGCTCGTTGGGGTTGGGCGAGCGTGCCCGAACCCGTCAAGCAAGCGTGCATCATCCAGTCGTCGCGCATCTTCAAGCGGTACGACTCGCCGCTCGGCGTCGCCGGCTTCGGCGACCTCGGCGCGATCCGCGTCTCTCGGTTCCTCGACCCTGACATGGCTCAGCTCGTCGAGCCATACCGACGCATGCGGATGTTCGCCTGATGCCCGCCACAGTCAGCCAAGTCAAAGACGGTCTCAAGATCCGCATCGAAACCGTCTCCGGTTTGCGTGCCTACGACTACCAGCCCGATCAAGTCAACCCGCCGTTCGCGTTCTCCACGCTCGACGAAATCCGCTACCACCAGACGGGGTTCGCCACCGGCGGAGTCGCAATGGACTTCACCGTCACGGTCGTCGTGAATCGTGCGTCGGAACGAA